ATAAGCGATGGTTAACTCCATCTGATTGGGATAAGGTAATAGAAATGTCAGAGGTTGCCAAAGAGCATCCCTTCCTAGATAGCTATCTATCCGAGCCTGATAAGATAATTGAAGGTACAGGATTCTTTGAGCTAATGGGTGCAAACTGCAAAGTCAGACCTGACTATTATTCCCCATCAGATGGAACAATCATTGATCTTAAATCCACAACTAATGCAAGTCCCAAGGACTTTAAGAAAAGTGTACACAAATATGGATATGCTTTCCAAGCCGCTTGGTATCTGCATGGATTAAAGTTATGTGGTGAGAAACCAAAAAGATTCTTGTTCTTTGCGGTTGAAAAGACTGAACCATATGCAACGGCAATATATGAGATTGCCAACTATGATGTCGAGAAACACATACCTATGGTTGAGCAAGCCTGTGCTAAATGGGCAAAGTGTGTGGAGACAGGAGTGTGGGAAGGTTACCCCGATGGTGTACAGATTCTTGACATGAGTAACAAGATCTCTAATGGAAAGATGTCGATTTCAAAATTGGCAAAACACTTCCAATTATCGAGGAATACAATAACAAAATATATCTCAGGATTAGAGAGACAGATAGTAGGAAGAGAAAGTCTGTATGACCTAAACGAGGTAGCTAACGCAATAAAGAATGGCAAAAAAAATAAACGCAAATCGAAAAGGTAAAGCGTTTGAGCGTAAAGTTGCACACAAACTGAGTGACAATGGATTCCCTGCGAGGCGTGGACAGCAATTCGCAGGGAGTCCTGACTCACCTGATGTGGTTAGTAGCGACTTTCCTTTTCACATAGAATGCAAGGCAGTAGAGAAGTTAAACTTGGATAATGCCATGCTACAATCGATCAAAGATGCAGGTGAAAAACCACCTTGTGTAATACATAAAAAGAATCATGCAGACATACTTTTTACCTGTAAATTGGATGATTTTATTAAACTATTAAACGAAATGAGTTGGAAAAAATGATATGAAAAAAGAGATTAGGATAAGACTTGATGATGAATTATATGATAAATTACAGCAGTATTATGATCTAAATAAAGATAGATACTCAACTTTTACCTCAGCAATTCGCGGACTTTTTGCGGACATTTTGCGGACAAAATGCGGACAAAATGCGGACATTTTGGGGCATATCCCTCACGTACGCGCGACACTTCCTTCGGAAGTTACTAATAATTATATAGAAAAAAAGAAAAAAAAGGTAACTCCCAAAAAACGTGCTTGTTCTATACCCAAGGACTTCAATCCCCCGGTAACCATCGCAAGCGATGAGAACCTTGATCACAGGAGAGCAGTTGAGTATTTTCGCAATTGGGCTGAATCAGGTGATAAGAAGTATGTCGATTGGATTGCTTGCTTCAGGAATGCCTGTAGGAATTGGTTGAAGGATAAAGTTCCTTCTGCTAGCAAATCCACAAAGGTTAATCGTATCACCTTAGACTAATGGATTACGAAGTATCGGAACAGGCAGTCCTAGCGGCTTGCTTACGAGATGAGAGTGGTCTAGCAAGTGCCAAGGCTTGCGAGTTACTCACCGAAGCTGATTTCTCATCAGAGGCTCATCAGAAAATATTTAACCTCATCAATCAGAAGCATGATATCAATGAGGTTGATGTTGCTATCGAATTACCTGAATGCTCTGAAGAGGCTTTAGCTCTTGGTGAGCGCTATGGTGGGGGAAAGGTTGATCGTTATGTTGAGCAATTGGTTTCCTCAAGGAATCAGAGGATAACTGACTTGGCTCTCAAGGAAGCAATGGATGCCCTCAACCAAGGGACTTCAGTCGAGAATATTGCAGGTCAATTCAATAGCAAGGTAGCCAAGGCACTATCGTCAGGCAGTGGGCAAAGCAAGGTGAGTAGTGCAGTGAAGAAAGCTAGGGATGAGTTCTTTGCTATTGATGATGGTAACTCAACAGCAGTATCCACAGGATTTAAAACTTTAGACTATGCATTTGGTGGTGGTTTCCAAAGAGGTAGGTTGTATGCATTGGGGGCAAGACCGGGGATTGGTAAGTCAGCACTTGCCATTCAGTTCTCCCATCAGGTTGCTTCCAAAGGCTACAGGGTCGCTTATGCTTCCCTAGAGATGTCGGCAACTGAGTGTGCAGGTAGGATGCTTGTCCGTGACTCAATGGTCTATCGTCCAAGAAAGAAAGGTGACCTGACTGAATCCAAACGGCAAAAGATTCAGGAAAGTGTTAATCGTATGAGTAGTCTTCCCCTGACCTTCAAGGATGATAACAAAGCGACATTGGATTCCTTCCGAGCATTTCTCTTCCAAGAGAGAGCAAAGGGTGACTTGGGACTCGCAGTGATCGATTACCTCCAACTCCTGTCAGCCCACGGATTCAAGTCACGGACTCAAGAGGTCGATTTTATATCGAGGTCATTAAAGCAATTATCAATGGAACTTGATGTTCCCATCTTAGCCTTAAGCCAATTGAACAGAAACTTGGAAACGGCAAACCGAGATCCCATGTTATCCGATCTCCGTGAGTCAGGGGCAATCGAACAGGATTGTGATACTGCAATGCTTCTCTCCGTTCACAAAGAGGATGAAGAGGAATCCCTTGATGAACCAACCGAGGTGATCAAGTGCCACATTGCCAAGAACAGAGGTGGACAAAATGGGTTGGATGAATTGTTGGACTTTGATAAGGCTCACGGATTGTTCAGCGTTAACCTTCCCAATAGGTTGAATTAAGCCCAAGAAGGCATCAAAAAAGCGTTTTGATTGATTACGAGGGTAAAGACTCATATCTCAAAACAAAACGCTTTTAAGAGGGGGTACGGGGTTGGTTAGGTTATGTCATTTATTTTAGCTTTAGGAACTTCAGTAAGTTTATAAGCAATTGAATCTGTTTCTTCTCTGAGTTGTCGATCCATCTTGCATACCTCTTGCAAGGTAACATCATAGCAAGTTTTCTTGAGCCTAATGTATCTTTGCTCCAATGTTTCGTTTTTTATCTCCCAAGGAAATACTTCTTCTTCACTATTCATCTGTTTATAAAAACCTGTTAAACCAACCTCTGTTGAACATCCATTTAATTATCCTAAGTGCAAAAAAGAATGATACACTAAGTAGTATTTTTGGTAACAGATCATCGTTGTCTTTTTGATTACTCATTAGTCAGAATATAAAAGGCTAATCAATATTATGAATATAATTAGTATAGTGAAGTAAGTTATAATACTCATTGATCGTCAGTCCTTTCTAATTCCTTGATGAGTAAATACTTCTTTACCTGTTTCTCTACCTGTTCGATCCTTTGCTTACTTGTCCCATGATAGTCTCCAATCTGTTGTAAAGTCTTCTCCTCCAATGGTTCAGAACTATCTAACAAATTCAATCGATGAGCTAATACATCAATAGTCATACGAATGACCTTTGATGGTGGTTTACTTAGTATACTGTTTGCCCTGTGCTTTAAGCTTCTAGTAGCAATCAGGCTAGATTGTGGTACTTCTAGTTTTGTACTCAAATGGAACTTAATGTCCCTAATTGGTAACTCATATTTGATACTTAAATGTTGATAAGACATTCGCTTATCCATGAAATCTTTAACAATTCCATTCACTGTTTTCTTATCTATACTTCTACTAACATATGGCATAATTTTTTATCCTTTCTTTGGGTAATCTTGTATTTTGTAATTTAATTTATTCATGTAGTTTTTTCTCTCGGTTTTACTACCAAGAAAATAAATGTATCTATGCTTCTGTGGTCGATCTACAACCTTAAATTTATCAGGGTTTGCCTGTCGATATTCCAAGGTGTATCTCTCTGTTAAAGTCTTTGAGTGTGGTGATTTGATTGTTTCATAATCCATAAACAAATCATCAGATTTGATTGTCTCCTCAATCATCTGCCACTCCGTTCTTTTGTCACTCAATCCTGTGTAAATGAAATTAGTTGCCTGATATACTTTGCCTAAGTGATCCTGACTAGTATCTGCGTAGCTAATAATTATCTTAGGTCTTGGAAGTAATTTGAATGATCCACCAATCAAATAGCTTGCCTCATTCTTGCGATTGTACTTCAAGACCAACCTTTGCAACTCTATTACCTCATGCTTGTATTCCTTTCCAC